AGACTCAACACATCGAAGCTCATACCTTGCAGCAAATGGATATGTAGATCTCACAGCAAATGATGCAATCGGATCAGGATTGCGAATTCAAACACGCGCCGGAGATGTGCGAAACTCTGTGACAATCCTTTACGGTGCGACATCCACATCGGAAGAAAGTGCAATTGATAGTGCATCAATTGGACTCTACGGTCAACTCGCGCAAATCATCTCCACGACTTTATTCGATTCAGTCGATGCGCAAGATCAGGCAGATTTCTATTTAGAACTCAGAGCCTATCCACAAGCAAATTTAAATGCCATTACCTACGAGCTAACAAATCCAGAAATCGATGATTCCGATCGTGATAATTTGATTTCAATCTTTATGGGAATGCCCGTCTCACTTTCAGATTTACCGTTGAATATGAATGCGGGAACTTATCTTGGATTCGTTGAAGGTTGGACATTTAGAGCTGCATACAACCAAGTAAGTGTCAGCATGACGCTTTCACCAATTTCTTTCAGCCTCCAAGCGATGCGCTGGAACGATGTACCAATCACGGAACAATGGAGCACAACCGATCCATCACTTACATGGGAATACGCGACAATCGTCGCCTAAGGAGAAAACATGAGCAATCCAACAAATCCATTTAACTGGCAAATGCCTACGGCGACAGATTTGGTCACGGATTTGCCCGCAGACTTTGAAGTCTTCGGTCAAGCCGTTGCAACGTCAATGGCTGATTTGTTAGGTGGAGCATCTGGTTATATTCTTTCAAAAGCATCCGCAACCGACATGGATTTCACTTGGATTGCAAATGATGTCGGTGACATTACTGGCGTAACAGCTGGAACGGGAATCTCTGGCGGTGGAACATCGGGAACAGTCACCGTCTCCATTGACACCGCAGTGACCGCAGATCTCACAACGGCGCAAACTTTGACAAATAAAACTCTTACAGCTCCGAAAATAAATCTCGCATTCAATGCACAGACTGGCACGACTTACACACTGGTCGCTGCCGATTCTGGCAAATTAGTAACAATGTCAAATGCATCGGCTATCGTCGTGACCATTCCCGCATCAACATTTGCAGCGGGTGAGCAAATAAACATCCAATCCATTGGGGTGGGATTGACGACCGTTTCCGGCGCAGGTGTCACAATTACTTCAACGGGTGCAAGTGCTATTGCTCCAATTCTTCGAGCCCGTTACTCCGCTTGCACGATTATCTGCACAGCTTCAAACGTCTTTACCGTGATTGGAGATCTTTCATAATGACTCCAATTCTGGGAATTGTTGCTTCGTCAAGAAAAAAAGTTCCCTTATCAGTCAATTACCTAGTTATTGCTGGAGGAGGCGGTGGCGGCGCATACGACGGCGGCGGAGGCGGTGGCGGCGGATTGCGTTGCACAGTAACCGCAACCGGCGGAGGTGGCACTTTGGAAACCGCGTTAAGTCCTTCCCTTGCAACGAATTATTCGATTAAAGTCGGAGCAGGTGGAAGCGGTCAAGTGGGCTACACATATCCAACCATCGGGGCGACTTCGATATTCTCTACAATCACTTCCACGGCAGGCGGTGCAGGCGGTGGCTGGTCTAGCGGATTCTTTGCTCCATTAATAGGAGGTTCTGGTGGCGGTGGCACTTATCAAACTTACACAACAGGTGCGGCAGGAACGGTCAATCAAGGTTACGCAGGCGGCAACGGACTAAATAGCGGCGCGGCTAGTGGCGGTGGTGGCGGCGGTGCTGGTGCAGTAGGAAGTAATGCAACGACGACCGCCGGCGGTGCAGGTGGTGCAGGTGTTGCGACTTCAATTACTGGATCATCTACTACTTACGCAGGAGGCGGCGGAGGTGGATCGTACTTAGGAACTGGCGGCGCGGCTGGAACTGGCGGCGGAGGAGTAGGTGGCAATAACGCAGTCGGTGGAAATGGAGTCGCAAATACAGGAGGCGGCGGCGGTGGAGCACAAGACACGGCAACGCCTCCGAATAGAAATGGCGGAAATGGCGGCTCTGGTTACTTGGTTTTAAAATATCCAAATGATTACACAGCGACGTTCTCCGGCGGAGTTACGCAAACGACAACAAGTTCCGGAGGCTTTAAGATTTCCACGATTACCGCAGCAGGTGTCTCTGACACAGTAAGTTGGTCATAATGGCACATTACGCATATCTAGATGAAAATAACATTGTAATCGACGTTATTGTGGGAAAAGACGAAACCGAATTAATCAACGGACTCGACACGGAAACTTATTATGGCGCGGTGCGAACTTCATATAACAACAAAATTCGCAAGCGCTACGCAGGAATTGGAATGACGTATCGCGAAGATCTTGACGCATTCGTGACGCAGAAATGCCACGAAGAGGCAATACTCAATGAGACGACTATTGAATGGGAATGTAATAATGATTCTCACGAGCTCTAACGGTTGGACAGCATCGAAAGATGCAGTTGAAATTGACATCATCAGCGTCCCAATCAAAGGCACGAAGATCAAGGTGCGATGTGCGAAAGCTGTTGCGCCATTGATTGCTGGATTCTGCGCGGAATTTCACGAGCTAATCGAACCGATTGACGAAGGCTCTCTCGACGATTGGGGATACGCGTTTCGCAATATACGCAACTCCCCTGACAAGCTCTCCAATCATGCAAGTGGAACTGCGGTGGATCTCAATGCCACTAAACATCCTTTGGGCAAAGTGGGGACATTCCCGCCGGAGAAGGTTCCCATGATCAAAGCTCTGGCAAAGAAATACTCATTGACATGGGGTGGATCCGAGAATTGGAAACGCCGGGACGAAATGCATTTCGAGGTGGCAATACCACCGTCGAAACTCGCGGGAGCCTTAGCGAAAATAGGGGAAACTAATGAATCAAGCTAAAGCAATGCTCGCATCATGGGCTAGAAGCTCCGTTGCCGGAGCCCTAGCGGTTTACATGACAGGCAATACCAATCCAAAGGATCTTGCAATGGGACTCATTGCCGGACTTGTGCCCGTTCTCGCACGATGGTGCAATCCCAATGACAAAGTATTTGGCTTGAATAAGTGAGCATCGGCGAATGGACGGCTGTTGGTGGTCTTGTCTTAGCTCTGCTAACAGCCATCTATTCGTCAATGAAAGTCATAGTGCGATCAATTATGAAAGAGCTACAACCGAATGCGGGTTCGAGCTTGAAGGATCAAGTGACGCGCATCGAAGCAAGATTGGATCACATTTACACGCAATTTCTTCAAAAATAGACACGCCGACAATCAAGCGTAAATCTTGAAAATGTCAGACGATGGTGTCATTCTGTATTTCGGGAGCAAGTCAAATGAATGGAAGCCAATTGGCTTGCTCCCCTTAACAGAAACGGGAGCAAGTCAAATGAACGAATTATCAATCTTTATATCAATGGTCATTATCGCCATAATGTGGGTTTTAGTGGCTTATTCAATCGGTTATCGCAAAGGTCATTATGACGGATATAACCGAGGCAAATCCATGGCACGTCACGCATCATCAAAGGCGGTGATTTAGGTGATATTAGAAAATTATGAATCGGTAGCTGAACGCATTGAGAAATTCTGGATTAACTATCCAATGGGACGAATTGCATCGACCCTCATCTTCCAAGACGGAAATCGCTATATTGTCCAGACAGACTTGTACCGCGATGTCAATGATGCTGTTCCCTTTGCAACAGATTTCGCCGAAGAAGTACGCACCAATGCCAATCGCTTTCCGATTGAAAATTGTGCAACATCATCAATTGGGCGATCCTTGCACACTGGTGGAATCTCCAAATTCTCCGAAGGTATCCCCCGTCCATCCCTTCAAGAAATGCAGAATTATGACAATGTGATTGCAGCTGCACCCGTGATTGAAATTGAATCTCGTGATCCGTGGTCATTTAAGGCAGCTCTAACTCAAACCGAAAATCAAATCGCAGCTCCTAATGCCCCGGCTCGCTGTCCTCATGGATCGATGACATGGAAAGAAGGCGTGGGAAAGACTGGAAAGCCCTACAGCGGATGGACATGTCCAGAGATGGATAGATCCAAGCAATGCAAGGCGATATGGCTATGAGCGATGCTCTCGAGATAATCAACGTTCGCACCATGACAGGCAAAGTCATGATTAATGGAGTCATTACGGCTGAATACAAAGTCGAGCAATGCGATAAATGCAAACTCATTCGAAAGCTTGACACAGGTGGATTTGAATTAGGTGTCGGTGGCGAAAAGGTCATGTGGCTGTGTGGGAACTGCCGATGAATGGTTACATGCCAGTGAGTCAGAGCGATGATTGGGCTACGCCACGAATTCTCTTTGATGAGCTTGATTCAGTGTATGAATTTACATTTGATGCAGCTGCTAGCTCTAAAAATCGCCTTTGCGATAAATGGGCTGGACTGGATCATGAAGATGCATCATTTCAAGATGGGCTCAATGTGTCTTGGAAGAATGAAGTCGTCTGGTGTAACCCGCCTTATGGCAGACAAATCAAAGATTGGGTCAAAAAGGCTCACTCAGAATCATCTAATTCAAAAATTGTGATGCTTCTACCATCGAGGACTGACACCGCTTGGTTTCATGATTATGCAATCTTGCACAAAGTTACGTTCCTTCGGGGCAGACTTAAATTTGGTGGTCGTAGTGTTTCGGCTCCATTTCCTTCAATCATTGTGGAGATGGGCAAATGATTCCCGTCATCTTAGATAGACCATCAGAGATAATCGCTGCAAGCGTCGGGCTACGTCGAACGGTTGAGAACGCCTTCAAAGTAGATCAATCAATTCAAAAGGTGAACTTCTTTGAATCTATCGCTCGCGATGGCGAAGCTGCCGGAGCTGAATTGGCTTTGGCGAAATACTTCTGCATTCCAGACTTTGAGCTCTCTGTGGGAACGTTCAAGAATAAAGCCGATCTTGGATCGCGCATTGAGTGCAAATGGACACGCTGGCAAGACGGACATCTCATCATCAAAGAATCAGATCGCGATCAAGACATTGCCGTGCTAGTCGTTGGTCAATCCCCTACCTACTACGTCGTCGGATGGATCCCAATAGCAATAGCAAAGAAGGATCGATTTAAGCATGCCAAATCGAATTCATGGTGGGTGAGTCAAATCAATTTGCGTCCCATTGAGACATTTCAAAGGAGTGCTGATGCACATTCTCAACTTTGATTGCACCAAATGCGGCAATTACAAACACGGGCTACGAAAGACAGCCGAATTCCCATCTGCCAATGAATGGTTAGCGCAATGTCTAGGCTGTGGAAAACTCAGTGTAAAAGCTGTGGACGACACTCGCATCGAAGCTCTTGCGCAATGATTATCCAGATGCTTGACAGGGGCAATACGATCGCTCTCTCGACGAGAGCCGCTGTGGCGGGTAGCTCGCGGAGAACTACTCTACACGCAACAGCTATGTTCATTTCATTCACATTACTTTCAATGAATGTATCAAGTGCAGCAACTACATCAATTGATAATCTAAAGCTATATGCACACAGTAGAATAATAAATTACAAACAATTCCAATGCTTTAATCAATTGATAACAGCTGAATCTCATTGGAATATCAATGCAATCAATGGATCTCATTATGGTCTGGGACAAATGAAGAATCCTATCTATAGAAATCTTGATGGTTATCGAATGATTGATTGGTCTATTCGTTACAACATCCATCGATATGGATCTCATTGCAATGCTTATCGATTCTTCAAAAAGAATGGCTATCACTGATGAGTAGAGCGTGGAGAAATGGAACGCCAAAGGGATGGCGTGTGATTCGAGAGCGTGTCATTGCAAGGGATCAATGCTGTCAAGCATGTGGACAGAGTGAAGGCAGGATGCACATTGATCACATTGTTCCAAAGCGTCTTGGTGGCAGTGACTTAATGGAGAATTTGCAATTGCTGTGTCAAATGTGCAATTTACGCAAGGGGGGGCGGTTTTTTGAAACGCCTTTGACACCCCCGACTCTCCATGGGAGTTATCTACCCGAAAACTTGAGCATAAGTCATGATTAAGCCATTACAGGTCATGACACTTGGCGATGTGGTTGAACCTGTCTCTAATCGGCTGCAATCGGTTTTTGAACCGTCATCAGCTCCACGCATACACTCTCCACTCAATGATTTACCTTCAAAAGGCGGTGAACTCAATGACTTTGCTGATCGATTTATTGATGGCGGCTTTATGCCATGGCAGAAATGGCTTGCAACGCACTCACTCAAAGTAAAGCCGGACGGTAGATGGCAACATCCGATCTCGGTCGCAATGCTTCCCCGCCAAAATGGAAAATCCACGTACATGCTTGCCCGCATTGCGATGGGACTCTTTGAATGGAATGAGCCGCTTCAAATTGCATCAGCTCACCGATTGGTTACATCCCTTGAACAATTTCGGCAACTCGTTGGAATGATTGAGAAGCATGACGACTTGGCAAAGCAAATCAAACGCATTCGCTGGCAACATGGAGCCGAAGAAATCGAAACCAATCACGGATCGAGATTCTTAATTAAAGCCGGTGGATCGGCGGCTCGTGGCGCATCCCCGACGACGGTGCATTTGGATGAGCTTCGCGAAATGCATGATCTTGAAAGCTTTGCATCATTGCGCTTTGCTTTGATGGCTGCAAAAAATCCTTCCGTCAATGCATTTACGAATGCGGGCGAC